CAAAGTTTTTTTTCATAATATGATTTATTTTAGAAAAAATTAAATAAATAATTTTTTAATTATAACTGATTGTATAGTCAAAATAATTATTATTTATAAAAATATATTGACATATAAAAATTAGAATTTTAAACTTTTATATAATGATTATAATCTTTTTAAATCTAATATTTCAGGTTTAGTGAATTCCTTACTAATACCTGTAAATTTATATGGACCTCCAAACATACCTGGTATTTGTTTTATTTTTCTTCTAATAACACCTACTAGAAATTCATCACCGACTTTTATAGGTATATTTTTTGTAATACCTTTAGCTTTTTCTCTATTTAATTTAGCTTTTTCTCTATTTAATTCTTGTTGTCTATTTTCATTAGTTACATCTTCTATATTTATTAATTCTAATTTATTTGCAGGATAATCAGCATTATGATTTAATGCATATAAAGTAGGTCCGCTCCAATAAGGTTTTTTAACTTTAATAACTCTATGAACGCTATTTTTAGTTCCATTTGGTACTTTTTTATAGGTTCCATTTGGATTTAAAATTTTAACATAGTTCGTATCTGTAATTTTAACACGTTCTATATCTGAATCATATGTAACTGCCCCACTTAGTATTCCGTTTTCACCCCTTAATATTAATCTACTATCAATACCTTCTATACTATCAATTGTATAAATTTCTGTGTTACCTCTAGCTTTTATAAAAACTTTATCTCCCGGTTTATATTTACTTTTTATAATACCACGAGTTTTTAATCCACTACTAGTTTCATAACCTAAAATACTACGAGGAATATTATCTGCTTTAACTTTCGAGTAATTAACTTTCTCAATTGATGATTCATCATAAGGACCACGATCAGGACCACCTTTACTATCTTTAATTTTATATAGTACTTTATTACCATATACAGAAGATATTATTTTACCTCTAATAGATGGATTGCTTTTAAGTTGATAATTAGTATTTTCTTTTACAATTAAACTTAATAAACTATTTATACTATTTTTATTTTTTTCAAAAACTAACTGTATATTAGGATCAGTTATATCATAGTATTTATCATCATTATTAAATTTTACGTAAAGAACGTCCAATTTTTTTGGAACTTGATTAATAGCATAATCAGTAAATTTTGTTTTTTTACCCTTATAAAGTGCAATAGGTCTATCAAATAAATAAACTCTATCTCTAGATATACCTTCATTAATAAGACCACCTTTAATATTTCTATTTATTAATGCTTGAGTTAATATAGTATTAATTATAAATACTCCCATATTATCTTTATATGTTGAAAGTTCATATAACCTATCTGTTCCATTATCATTTTGAAGTGTAATATATACTTTATCATTAATTCGGTCATAATACATATTGTAATCATGGGTGTCACGAGTTGCTGTAGAATTAAACGTATTAAAAAAATATTCTTTTTGAGTTGTCGCCATTTATATATTATATTAAAAGAAAAAATATTTAAAATAATTTCTTAATTAAAATAATTTCTTATTTAAAATAATTTCTTATTTAAAATAATTTCTTATTTAAAATAATTTCTTATTTAAAATAATTTCTTATTTAAAATAACATGGATAAATTTGTATTATTTTCAAATAACGAAATAAAAACAACTATTAATGAATTAGATATTATAAATAATTATAAAATTGATTATAACGAAGAACAATTAGAATTTATAAATAACCAACTTGAAGATTGTAAATTATTAGGAATACCAGGTGGTGGTAAAACGCAATCCATTATTGGAAAAATAATACATCATTATAAAAATAATGATTTTAAATTTAATAATAATTTTCTTATATTAACATTTAGTCGTCGAGCATGTAATGATTTTTTAGAAAAAGGTAAAAAACAAAATAAACGCTATTTTACTAGCAAAAATATTAAAACATTACATTCTCTCGCAGGTAAAATAGTATATAAAGTTTTAGATAAAAAATCTTCTTCTCAAGATACAGTCATTATTTCCTCCTTAGATTTAATTGAAGACAATAAAGATTCTATACTTTGTATGGATGAATTTTATAAATTAAAAGTTATTTTTGTTGATGAAGCACAAGATATTTCTTATATTCAATATCAACTTATATTAAAAATCCAAAAAATAACAAATTGCTTTATTATTCTCATTGGAGACCCCAATCAAAATATTTATCAATTTCAAAATGGAAGTGACCAATATTTAATAAATCATCCTGGTAAAAATTTTAAATTAATTAAAAATTATCGTTCAACACCCTATATTGTTAATTTTATTAATTATTTTCGTCCATGGGATAAATTAACAAATAAAATGATTTCTACAAAAAGTGAAAAAGATATATTCAATAAAAAACCAATATTATTTATTGGTTCGGTTGATGAAGTTATTCAAGACATTACTAATAAAATTTTAAAATCACCATTTCCAAAAGAAGAAATTGCAATAATAGGTCCCGTTAAAAAATCAAAACCAACATTTGATTCTTATACAAATATAGGATTATCATTATTTACAAATCTCTTAAATCAATATAATATAAAATATATTAAACATTATGAAGATAGTAATAATGAAGAAACAATATTAAATGAATATAAAAAAGAAAAAGATAGTATAAATTTATTTACTATACACGGTTCAAAAGGATTAGAATTTCAACAAGTATTTTTAATAAATTTTCATACAAGTACTTTTGGAATAATACCTACTGAAGATAAATATAAAGAATTTAAATATTTATGGTATGTTGGATTAAGTAGAGCAGAATATGATTTAAATATATATGTTGATAAAAATAAAATTCCTTGGAATGAATTAAGAAATACTCCTGAAGATTCCTATATTATTGAGAATTATAAACCAACATTTAAAGAATTAAAATTTAAAGAAGAAATTATTCCTTGTTATCATACAGTTACGGAAATAATTAATTCAAAAAAACATCTGGACGATGAATTATTATTTAATTTAGAAAATTCATTTAAATATACTGTTGATTCAGTTAAAATATTTGAATCACCAATGTCATCTATTAAAAATTATAAAAGTTACTGTGCATTATACGGAATGTTTATTGAAAATATATTTAATTATTATTATAATAAGAAATTTAATATTGTTGCAGATTTTATAATAAAATTAAAGAAAATAATTTATAATACAATAATCATCCCAAAAAAGTATATATATGGATATAAAGCATTAAAAATAAGATGTCCATTTATAAAGGATATTATTAAATTAGTTGATTTAAATGATATCAAAAATACATTTGGTAAAAATGAAGAAGATCTTTATTCTTATTTATGTGAAACACTAAATTATAATTATAATAAAGAGTTCTATTTAAATGTGGAAAATGATGTAATAAACTACTCTAAAAAAGATCTATTAATATATATTGAATGTTTAGAAAGTGGAATAGAAATAAAAGAATCTTTAATAAATTATATATTTAAAATAACAATATTTTATTATCAAAATAATAATGAAACAGCATATTTATGGAATGTTGATTTTGACGAAGAATTAAAAGATTTAGATTTTTATATTCATTCTGTTATAAAATATGCAGAAGAAAATAATGAAAAATATAGTTTTCATCCAACATTTAAACATCCTAAATTGGCAATAGTTGGAGAATTAGATTTGTATATAGATAATGAAGATTTAAGAAAAATAGTTGATATTAAATTTTCAAATAATCTTAATATAAAACATATATTACAAGTATTTATTTATCAACATATAATTGATCCAGGATTTAAACAAGACTATGAAATTGAATTATGGAATTTTTATTTAGGATATAAATATATAATAAAATTAAATAAAGTTGATTTAGATATTTTTAAAATATTAAAAATATTATCAAAATCAATTAATAAAAAAATAGAAAATATGATTTTTATTTATGATTTAGAAACAACTGGATTAGCATATTCTAATAAAAAAATTGATATTATAGAACGTCATTTTGAAGAATACTCAACCGGAATAATACCATCTAGTGGTTTACTAAAACCAGTTAATGTTCCATTTATACCTTTTGAAGTAACTAGAATAACTGGAATAAATAAAGAAATGGTATTTGCAAATGGTAATAGTATAGAAGATTTCAAGAAAGAAATGAATACTATACTATTTTGTTGTAATAAACCTATTTTCATTGCGCATAATGGAAATAGTTTTGATCATAAAATAATGACAGATAGTAAAATTTTGGATTATAATAAATGTAAATTTTTGGATAGTAGAATGATAATAAGATTATTTTTAAATAATCCTGTAACAAATAAGAGTTTATCGGATATATTTATGCATTTATTTAATTTTATTCCAGTTATTCATAGAGCAGAATCAGATGTAAGAATGTTAATATCAATATTTAGAAAATTAGGTATTAGTGAAGAAAAAATATTAAATATGTAGAAATTATAAGTTATTTATTAGAATATTTTTATGTATATTTATTTCTAAACATATATTAGTTAATATGAATAATATTATATATTTATTAAGTTTTATATTATCCGGATTTATTTTATATTTATTCAAGATTGATTTAAAAAAATTTAAACACAAATTATATGATGAAATAAATAATGAAATCTGGATAAAAGTATATTCATTTATTTGTATAGGTGGAATACATTTAATATGGTTATTATCAACACTACTATTAAATTATAATGATACAACAATTGTTTATGCATTTCCATATTTTTTATTAATTCCATACGGATTATATATTGGAACAGATTTAATGTATAAAAACAGTGATTATGATAAAACTATTGCTAGTGAAAAAATAAATAAAATATTTAATTATTTAATGTCATTTTATTTTATTATAATTATTATTTTTATAATAATTCCAAATAATATTAAGATAAATTTTATTGAGTGTATAAGAAATTTAATACATAAATACATTATGTAAGTAAATTATATATTGTTTGTCGAACATATGTTTAATTACATGAAAGTATATTACCACCTTTTTTTATCATATTAAGTTCAAGCCAAAAACCTGCATTAAAAAGAATTACTGCGAATGCATGTATTTTTTGGTCAAACACTGTTTCTGCAAATAAACCTTCAATAATACCACCTAATGCAATTAAGAGTGGTGGAGTTAAAGAATTAATTAGAGAAAAATAACCTGGAAATACTAAAAGACCTAAATCTGAAAATGCATACATATTTAATGATGCTGATAATATAAATGGTACTAATGTAGTCCATGCTAGAGGAAAGGTTGAACCACCTGCTGTTTCTTTCCATTTAAAATTAAAAGTAGCTTTATAATCTTGATTACCTAAATAACCAATAAAAAAACCCATTATTGATAAAAATTTTAAAGAACCATAAAAATAAGTTGGACCCAAAACAGAGTATGAAAATGCCTGTAATCCAATATATTGCATATTAAAAATGAAAAAGTAAGCTACAATTCTTAACCACTGATTATTTTTATCGGAAACAACTACATTAGTACTCTCAAATTCTCCTCTTAATGGACTATCAAAAGGAGCTACCTGCCAACCTTCATATGTATGCATCATAATACCTGGAAGACCACCGAAAAATGCAATAATTGGAGAAAGAAGAAATAAAAGCGTTCTTTGCTGATCATTATCAAAATAAGCAGTCCATTTATCACTATTAGATAGTATAGACTGTGCCATTAAAAATGCAGGAATAATAGGAGTCCAATGAACTAGTTCAACTAGATTTAACATAAAAGCGTTTGCTGTATGATCCATTCCAATATTATAAAGAGATTTTTTTGGCAAAGCTTTATTCCAACCCCATGATGGGTTTGAAGGGAATCCTGTAGAAAACCAATTATTTTCAACAGAAAAATAAGAATCAAAACTTGTTTTAATTTTATTATAAAATGTCATTTTATAATAATAAAATTATATTTTTAAATATAAAATATTGTTTTCATAAAAATTGGTTAATTTCCAAAAAAGTACTTCTAATAAGTTCATCTTCTTCTTTTGTTATTTTTGTAATATTACCTTTTTTATTTGGAATTAAATAATATAAATCAATTATATTATATAATTGAGTATAAGTATTTTTATCTAGATTAATAACATCAATATTTAAACTATAATATTCATCTAATAAAGGCATTATTTTATTTTTTAATTTAATATCTTCTTTCGTATATGATAATTTTTTAATTATATTAGAAAAAAATTCTAATGATTTTTTTCGATTTACAATATTTAATAACTTTTCTTCTTCTTCAAGTCTTAAAATTTCATCTTCATGTTCTTTCTGAGATATTTCTAATGCTAGTTTAATTTGTTGGTCAAAATATTCATCTGAATGTTCATTAAAATGCTCATCTGAATGTTCATTAAGATGTTCATTAAAATGTTCATTAAAATTAGAATTTTCATCAATTGAATTAATATTTTGATTCAAATTATTAATTTCCGATTTTACATTTTCAATATTATTTATATATGATTCATTATACTCATTTAATGATATATTTAATGCTAATTGAATTTCTTCATCTATTGTATCTTCTGTATCCATTAAACAATCTTTAAATACTGAATCTGGGTCTCTAATATTGTGTTCATCCATTTTATTTATAATATAATAAGTATATACTTTAAATTTTAAATATAAAAAATCAATTTTTTATGCAAACCATCCGGTAATTGCAAATCTTGAATGTTCTATATTAGGTGCAATATGAGAAACAAAATGTGGTATACCTTTTTCTTCAGGTACATGAAATATAAAAAAACTATTAAATTCTGGAACAATTGTTTCAATGATATGCGTTCTATCTTCATTCATAAAACACAAATTACCACCATATTGTGGTTTCCAAAACTTAGTTAAATTTATTACAAATGCTAGTGTTCCATTACCTCTATCAGAATGAGGTGATAAAAAATTACCAGATTTATATTTTGATAAAAACAATGTATTTAATTTAGTTAATTGTAATCCAGTAATATTATTTAAAAAATTAATAAAAACCTCTGAATTTAATGTTTTACGAATACTAAATTCAATAAAAGACATATTTTGATTATTCATTGAACGATAAAAAATATAAGCAAAACTATTTTTTCCAAAAGCTTTATTTACATTTTTAATTTGAAGTTGATTTATTTTATCATTTTCATTACTATCTTTTTTTTCATATTTCATTTTATCAATTCCTGTTGCTAAAATCCAATTTTTTTCTAAAAATGCATGCTTAAATATTTTTTCTGCAAATTCATTATTTAAAAAATTAGTAATTTTTAATTTATTATTTTTTGAAAATTCATTTTTAATTAATTTAATATATTCATCTGAAAATTCATTTATAATTTCATTATTCATAATAATATTTTCTTTAGATAAAATTATTTTTATTTATACTTGTTTGTATGATATTATTGAATTATATTTAATTAAATAATATAAATTTATAAAAAAATATTTATTTTTTAGCTTTACCTTTACCTTTAGAACCACCTGAAGTAACAGGACCTGGTACATGTACAGTTTCTTGAACGGGTCCAGGTACAAGTGCTGGAGAGCTAAAAACTGGACCACTAGGAAGAGGAGCAGCAGGAGGAACAACTGGGACAGGAACTGTTACAGGACCAGGTAAAATTACTTGACTTGAAACATTTGATTTAAAAAATGTAGTAAATTTTGCATGTTCAGAAATAATATTTTTATTTATTAATTTCAAAAGTTTTCCAGAATTTAAAGGATCATTAGCAGAAAGTACTTGTAATTTAGCTACATTTTCGGCAATAGTAGTATTATTTTTTAAAATTGCAACAGAAGTATCATATAACATTGTTAACATTGTATTAACTTCATCATTAAATTTTTGAATAGTTTTAGGAGTTAATCCAGTTTCAGTTAATTGAGTTCTTTTTGCTTCTAAGTCTTTCTTAATAGATTCAAAAGATTTATTTTTTTTATCAGAATCATTTACTAAACCAACAATTACTTTAATAACTGCTAATGATTGAGCATAATTATTTTGAATATTTCCTAAAGCAAAGGCTAATGGAGATTCATATAATGTATTTGCACTAGTACCCAAAGAACTTTTAAATTGTGCATTAAATCCTTTACGATTTGTTACTAAAGTATTATTATTTGCTATATTAGTAGGAACATATTGTGAATTAACAATATTATAATTTTTATATGCGAATTGTGGTTTTATTGTAGTATACCCTTTTGTAGCAGCATTTGATGCTGATGTTAATTGTGTCAACCAACTACTCATTTTATTTATATATTATAATTATATATTTTTTATAAAAATATTAAAAATATTATAAATATTTCAATTTGAAAAATACTATTAAAATATATTACTTTATTATAATGAAAAAAATAGCATTTCTTTTTTTAATACTTGAAAATCCTAATTTTCCAAAAATATGGAATAAGTATTTTAGAGGACATAAAGATAAATATACTATTTATATTCATCCTAAATATCCTGAAAAAGTAACATGGAAAAAAAAACACATAATTAAAAATTTACATGAAACATCATGGGGATATATTACAAGAGCAATTATTGAATTACTTAAAGAAGCATATAAAGATAATACTAATTATAAATTTGTAACAATTTCAGAATCATGTATTCCCATTCAATCCTTTGATAATTTTTATAATAATGCTATATTAGATCCACGTTCATGGATTAAAAAAATGAATATAAGTAAATATAATTATGAAGAAAGGATTGCTAAAACAATTCATAATTCATCAAATAAGATAATTCCTAAATATTTTTTAAAAAATTATGCAAGATTTTGTCTAAATAGAACTCATGTTATGTTATTACTTCAAAAATATGAAGAATTAAAATTTTTTCATAATATGCATGTTGGAGATGAATTTTTTTTGTCTGTTTTATATCCTTTAAAGAATGTTAGAGATTTTGCAGTCACTTATGATGATTGGGAATATGTTAATATGAAAAAAAAAGAAATTAAGGATAAAATTAGATCTTTATATGAAATACAAGAAAAAAATCATATTAATAAATATAATGAAATACTAAAAGAAAGAGAAATATTTAATAATATATCAAAAAATCCAAAAACAATAGTAAATGTAGAAGATGATTTGGAAAAAATAAAAAAATGTGATTCTTATTTTTATAGAAAATTTTCTAAAGATAGTAATATTGAAAAATATTGGAATGAAATTATAAAAGAACATAAATCTTAAAATTATAATTTTTATTATATATTAAATATTTTTATATAAAAAATATTTAGTATATTTATATGTGTTTATTAACAGAATTTATAATTTTGATAATAATTTTAATTATTTTTTATTTAATAAATAATTATTTAAAAAAAAAAGAAAATTTCTGTTATGGAAATGATTATTGTAATGGAAATAAAAATAATGCTTTATGTATAAATCAGAAATGTTTAAAATGTGGATTAGTACCAGAATGTACTAAAGATAGTGATTGTTCTCCAAATAATTGTATTAAAGGGTGTTGTGATACAGCGTAAATTTATTTTTTAGAAGGAGATTTCTTTTTGGAAGGAGATTTTTTCTTAGAAGGAGATTTTTTTTTAAAAGAAACTTCTTCTTTAATATAATTGTATGGAACATAATCATTATCATGATTATTTTGAAGGTAATTTTCTTCATTCATAATAATATTATTTATATGAAAACCTAAATTATCATAGTACATAGGATTTAAACTAAATGCATATGAATCATAGAAAATATTACTTATAAAATTCGGTGGATTTGGATGAAGTGGGTCATATGCAACTAATCCTAATTTTCTTGGACTATTTTTTCGGGCACCATATTTAAATCCAGTAATCATTAACCACCATGTTTTACTTGGAATAATAAATTGTCCTGAATTGTTATAGTAAGGATTACCTTTTTTATTTATATCAACATAAAAAGGTTGGCCATAATAAGCTTGTATAATATAATTTACTATGTCAGGATTTTTTAATAATTCTGTTAAATCATCCACATTTTTTTTACTAGTTAATTCATATATTACATAGTAATCTTTTGTTGTATTTTCTATTTGTTTTTGAAATTCTCCAAGATGCGAAAATATTAATTCTGAATTTAAAAATTGATTTGTATTCATTTATACTATTATATAATATAATTTATTTAGTTTATTTATTTAATTTAACTTATATATTTATTATATAAATGGTAAAAATATGTGTATTACAAACAGATAATAGACCAACTTTAGATTATTTATTAAAAACACAGGAAGTAAATAAAATGTTTTGTAATTATTTAAATTATGATTATTCATTTATAGAATTTGATAACAATGAATATCAAAATATTCATCCTTGTAATAAAAAAATACATATTGTAAATAGTTTTTTACAAAATAATTTATGTGATATATTAATATTTTTAGATAGCGATGCATGGATACAAAATGGTTATTGGTTAAATCATTTAATTAATAAATTAAATAATGATAATTCAATACATGGTTGTTTTTCAAGAGATCCATATGTATTAAAAAATACATTTATAAATAGTGGATCATTTATAATTAAAAATAATGATTTTATTAAACAAATTTATAAAAATGCAATTTATGAATTATCTAATAATACTTATTATCATAATACTTGGCCATATGATCAATATTATATAAGTAAGCAAATTTTTGAAAATAAAGATAAATTTTATATATTTATTCCAGATATATTAAATACACCATTTGGAAAAATAATACGTCATAATTGGCTTAAAAATGAAAAAATGTATCATGATTTATATAATTTAACTTTATTAAATAAAGAAGCTTTAATTTCTAATAATGAATCAATTAATATTGAAGAATGTTTTGATAGAGAACCTTTTCCAAATATAAATGAATATGGTTATGAGTATTTTTGACTTAAAAATACTTTAATTAGTAATAATTAAGATGAATAAATTATTACCATATCAAAACGAGGATAAAATAGAATTAGGAATAGATGAAGCAGGAAGGGGAACTTTAATAGGACCAGTTTGTATAGCAGGAGTAATATTACCGAATAATATAATTGAATTATGTGAAGAATATAAAATTATTTTGAAAGATTCTAAAAAAATGTCAAAGAAAAATAGAATAATAGCAGAAGAATTTATAAAAAATATTGCACTTGATTATACAATTATTTATAAAGATAATAAAATTATTGATGAAGTAAATATATTACAAGCAACTCTTAAAGGAATGCATGAAGTAGTTGATAATATTAAAATCAAACCAGATAAAATATTAGTTGATGGTGATAAATTTCATATATATATGGATGAAAATGGTGAAATGATTCAACATCAATGTATTATAGAAGGAGACAATAAATATATGTCTATAGCAGCTGCATCAATATTAGCAAAAACTGCGAAAGATAGATTTATTAAAGAATTAATTACAGAATATCCTGATTATGAAAAATATGATTTATTAAATAATTCAGGTTATGGTACGCAAAATCATATTGATGCTATTAAAGCTTATGGGATAACACCATTTCATAGAAAAAGTTTTGGAATTTGTAAAAATTATTGATAAGTTATTATTTATAAATTAAATAATATTTAATTAAAATCAAATGTTATTGTAAAATTAATTTAAAAATATTTTTAAATTGATTATAAATTTATGTATGTTATTAATAAATATGTTTTATATTGCAACATATGCAACTCATTCAGAGAATTATTTTGAAATATTAAAGGATTATCCAGATATTGTCATATTAGGATATGGAAAAAAATGGAATGGTTTTCATGATAAAGTTAATGGAATTATTAATTTTTGTAAAAGTAAAAAGAAAAATGATATAATATGTTTTGTCGATGCATTTGACAGTATTATTTTATGTAATAAAGATGAATTATATAATAAATACCAAGAATTTAATAATAAACTGGTATTTTCAAGGGCAAAAACACCATTAAATGCATTATCAAAATATGGTTTTGATAAAGTATTTGGATTATGTAACAGCAAAAGACTAAATTCAGGTATGTATATTGGAACTGCGGAATCAATAATTGATTTTTGGTCTTCTATGAAGAAATCTGATGATGACCAAAGATACGCAACACAAAAATGTAATACTTCCAAGTATGTCATTATTGATACTGAAAATAAATTATTTTATAATTATTCAAAAATAGATACAATAAAATATATTGATAATCGAATTATAGTAAATAACGTTAAACCATGCATTATATCTGCTCCTGGATCAAATAATATAAATTATATTTTAGAAAAGATTGGATATAAGAATATAGATTTTAAGTATAATTATAAATATCGATTTAATACATATGCACTTTATTTTATTCCTGAATTATTTGGTTTAATAATAATGTTTTTATTATTTTATTTAATGAAAAATAAGAGTAATGCATTTTTAATTTCTTCAGTATTATTTTTAGAATTAGTTCATTATGAATTATATATTAAACATTGTGATATATCAATATATAATAAAATATTTTATGTGTTAATTGATCTTATACATATTTTAATAATTATTTTCATATTTTATTTATTTTTGAATTTTAATTGTAATCTTCGAAAATTAGTTGTATTAAATGCTATTTATATAATTATTGTTTTATTATATTATTACTTTAAAAAGAAATTTTTATTAATTGAGAATTCAACTATAACTTATTTTTTAGATAAAGATTCAATATATAAACCATTTTTTACAGAAAATAAATTAATATTAATATTAATTATATTACTTAATTTGTACTGTTTATTTATAATTAAGTAAATAATTTAAAAAAATATATTTAAATAAAATATATTATGATTAATACATTTGATAATGATAATAAAGATTTTGATAAATTTTTAAATGTTAAAATTTATGTAAATGGTTTATTTTTAATTGAAAATGAAGAGGATAAATTATTAACATTAAAAATAAATTTATCTAATTTTCAAAATTACAAAAAAGAATTGTGTGATGTTTTTCGTATACATTGTGAAGAAAAAATTAAAAAGTATATTATTAAAAAAATAAAAGATAAATGTACAAATTTAGTTAATATGAGTCGAGATAATAAGATTCCTATTAAGAATATATTGTATTCATATTTTATTAATAATAGAATAGATAATATTGAAATTATATGGAGTCCGTCATCTGATAAAGAATTTAAATATGTTCCTATTAGACATTACTTAGAAAATGAAGATGATACATTATATTTAAAAACTAAAAAATTTAAATTTAAAAAGATTTTTTAGACTCTTTATTAAATTTCAATTTAGGTTTTTCTAAATAATTATTTTTCATTTGATTATTTTTTTCTAATGCATATTCTCCACAAGGACCACAGTGATCTTCATTTGATAAATCTATTTTATGATTTACTTTTTTATTACAATTTTCTATTTTCCATCTACCAACTGGTTTTGGCAATTCCTTTGGAAATATTCTTCTTATGATAGTTATTATATGCTTCATAATATATAATAATTATCTGTCTTTAAGTAAATTTTATAAATAAAATTATATGAATTATAATTTTATTATTATTATTATTTTTATTATTATTTTTATGTATTTTATATTTTTTTTTATATTTTTATATTTTTTTTTATATTTTTTTTTATATTTTTTATGTTTTTTATGTTTTTTATATTTTTAATTTTTTATATTTTTTATAGTTTTCTTATAATTTTATATACTCTTTATACAATTACTTCATCAATTACTTCATCAATTAAACAGTTGCTTCATCCTTAATAAAGCAATGAGTCATGTATTGCATGATTTGAGTGTACTTGATTTGAGTAGGAGTAGCATCAATCAAGTTCTTTGATTTCATGATATTGCCGATTCCATCAAAAAGAGTTTTTAGTTCTCCAATCAATTTAAATGATCTCTTATCATTTTCAACAATGATTTCAGGATTCTTGAGTTTTTCTTGCTTGACAAAACCAGTAATTGCAGTAAGAGCATCTGATCTGCTAACAAGAGTATTTGGTTCAAGTTTCATGAAGTTGAGAAGGAAAGGTTGAACAGAAAGTTTCTTGTGGATAGCAGATTTCTCTTTATCAGTTACTTTCTTGACTCCTCCAGATTTACTTCCAGAGCTCTTTTCTAGAACAGAAACTTGCTTAGAAAGATAATCAGAATATGATTGTTGAAGAGTAAGAGAAGATTTTTGAAATTTTCTCAAACCAGACTCAACCTTGGATCTTTCTTCTTTAGAAAGAGTGTTATCTTTGAAATATTTAACAATTTCAACTAGTTTATCACTAGTAGTATTGATAAATTCAAGGACAGATGATAGTTCAAGTTCTTGAATAACAACTTGCTCATCAGAAACTTTAACTTCTGAGACAGGTTGTTCAACAACTACTTGTTTTACTTCTTGTTCTTGTTGTTTAACCTCTTCAACATTTTCAGTTGATTTTGGTTTAGTACTTTGTTTCTTTACCTTTGTAGCGGTAGTTGACTTTTTAGTTTGAGTGGTTTGTTGTTCGGATTGCATCGTTAATATTGTATAATAATATATCTTTAAATACTTTTAGTTTATAAAAAAAATCAATTTTTTTTAATGTTATATTAATGTTATATTTAATATATTATTAATTTATTAAAATATAAAGCATTTATGGTAGTAGTTTTAACAATATAATATTATTTTTAATAAAAATATTACATTAATTA